CCCCCGTGGTGGGGGGTCCAGCAGGACATTGTCCTGTACCGTTAGGTCTCCATGGGACCGGCATTTGCGGGTACCTGGTTATATAGGAACGTCTAGCATATGCATACTAAAGTCAGCGGACCATCGCTTGATGAGGAGGACACGAATTATTGGCACCATGGAATTGGTGGCACTAATCCCGATCCTTTCATTTATGCGAGCGAAAAGCGCGTAGGCTCTTGGAATTATAAGGTAACGCGGGGTGAGAACACCCCAAATTACCACAAGAGACTGAAGCGTGGAGAACTCTTACCCCTTACTGCTTTCGAGCAGATGGAGTGGAGTGGCTCCTCGAATGGCTCATTCGACCTTTGGAGGACGGATGGAGCTCATTGGTACGCTGTGGGCCGACGAGCGGCGGTGCAACTCTCTGAGTTCACCACGGGTAATCTTTACGACAAGCTTACTTGGTGTCGGGAATATACCGAAGGAAACTTCGATTATGACCCGTACGTCCAAGCTGCTGCGGCAAAGATATACTCAACCGGCTGGGACACGTTAACCTTCATAGCGGAATTCAGGAAGACGAAAGAGATGTTCGAAAGAATATCTTCTAGTCTCTGGAAAAGCTGGAAGCGTAAAACGTGGCCTAAGGACTTTGATAAAGAGTGGCTACAAGCGCGATATGGATTACGCACTTTAGTCTACGATATCGAGGACCTTATCGGCGCCCTTAATTCACTAGATGATGCAAGAGAACGTTTCAAGGAAAGAGCGGGGTTTTCCCACTCCTTCCAAGAGCGTAATCTACACGTAAATAGCGATCCATGGTATGGTGTCATTGAGACCCAGACCATAACCGACTATGAAGTGTCAGTCAGAGGGAACGTCGTAGCCGACATCCAGCCCCCGAAGTTCGGATTTAATCCGATAACAACGGGGTGGGAGTTGGTTAGATTTTCCTTCATTATTGACTGGTTCATCCAAGTGGGTAAGGCTTTAGAAGCGGGTTCGTTCTTGTTGCTTGCAAGCAAGTACTATGCGGCTGGTGGATACCATATGAAACAAAAGGTAGACACCAGACGTGAGTGCGTAGCTCCAAGCAGTCAAATGACATCTGTCATTGACACCATTAACACGGTTCAAGAACTTACCTATACTCGACGTCACCCTACGAAAATCCCTTTAACTCCGCAGCTGAACGTACGTCTTGACATTGACAAGATCAGAGATCTTGTCGCTTTACTTGGTCAAGCCGTCCGCTAGGCATTATTTACTTCTACAGAAGGTACGATACCATGAACGATACGATAAGCGTCAACACTAGCCACTGGATGTGGCAAATGAAGACGGATCTCAGTGCTGCTTTCACTCGGCAGATTAAACATCTGTACGAGTTGCACTGTGATCTGGATCCGCAGCGCCTTCTTCCCAACGTTTTGGGAACCAAGAAGGAGCACGTTCCAAGCTGGAAGTCATTTCAGTACGAGATAGCCCCGTTGATTTGGGACCTACCTCTTCCTGACTTGGCTGCTCGCCTGGAATTGCTGATCGAACTATCTACGTTCTTGGTAAGAGAAGAATCGGGAACTTACACATACGGAGATTTCCAACTGAAAGGTTGGTCCTTCGATTTGTTTGAGTTTCTCGATCCTGGTACCGGATGGGTGGAAGCTGTTTTCTATTGGCCAAAAGCCGAAGATACAGCCAAACCTAATCCACAAATACCTGCATCGGTGCTGGACATGGAATGGGAGTTACTCCCTTTCAAGCCCATCATCGACTAAGGTTTAGTGGATATCGTAGATGTAATAACACCTTAACTTTGGAGGTTAAGATGGCTGGTATGACTACCGCCCTGAAAGAGATTATCGCCCCTAACGGTGGTAATCAGCGTGTGTACGCTCTCCCGAACCATACTGCTCTCGCACAGGAAGTAATATTCCAGCGTTCGAAGGCAGCATCGGGTCCGAGCGGTGTTGCGGAAGACTCCTTGTCTTTCGTTAAACAAACCACGGACGGAGATGGCAACACCCTCTCCAGCAAGGACGTGTTCACTGTTACCTGCCGTCGCCCGGTTAACGGGCAAACGGCGGATATTAACGCACTGCTTGCATACTTCCGAGACGTCGTCGCGAGTGACGAGTTCGCCGCTATGGTGACCTCGCAATACCCGCTTAAAGACTAACGGAGTATGAAGCAGTGTCCCCTGATATGGCCCCCAATCTTGGGGAGCTGGTCAAGGGTGATCATATTTGGGGCGTTTTGGCTCTGGTTCTCGTTTTAGAGTACCTTGCCTTCCGCAACAAAGACTGATCTACGTTAATTAATCACAACAGTGAGGGTTCACTATGTTATATAGCGCCCAACCTCGTTCTACCGGGGTAACCCGGCGAAAGAGGCTTAAAGACATGCCATTTGACATATGTCGAATGTATGTCCACGACCTTGATGAGGGTCAGCTAACCGAGGATGATCTGAAGCGAATCCATGGCTGGATACGTTCTAGGAACATTCCGAAGTTAGCTTCCTGCTCAAGCGTTCTCCCCAATGCATTGTCAACAAGGGAGAGATTTAGGGTCCTAATGCAAATAGAGGCGTTCTTTAAAAAGAACTCCTCCCTTGCGGACGCTAAGCAGTTGAGTGAGGCAACGGTAGCTGCGTTCGATAAGAACGAAGTCCGTTGCAGGATCACCAACAAACGGTTAGATCATTTTTATCTGCATCTCGATCGATTAGATCCTGATATGCAGTTGATGATCACCCGTGCTCAGCGTTATATTGCAAGAGTGCTTGGACCTTTCAACGAGCGGCGGGATGATGGGACCTCAAAAGGGTTCCTGAATCAACTACCAAAACTCGTACGCTATACAGCAGGAGCCACAGCTACACGGTCCCGGAAGAATAGTCAGCCACACAAGAAAGTGGGGCTTTGTCAAGACTATTATACTGGTACGTCACCTTACTTTGATGCTTTGGCCAAATCCTTTGGCTATCGTTATCATTTTGGGCGACACCGGGACTGGAACCGTGTAGTGCAAGTGAGCAAGTCTTATAAGATAAACCGGACCATTGCGTGTGAGCAGGATGGGTCTCTACCCTTCCAGCTTGCCTTCGACGTCTACGGTAAACGTAGGCTGAGGCGCTTTGGTATCGATTTGTCTGACCAGACTTGGAATCAGTTACTAGCATACCTCTCATCGAAACATGGCTATCTAGCCACTATCGATATGGAGGCCGCTAGTGACACGGTTGCGTTTAATACTGTCGCCTGGCTTTTACCAAATGCCTGGTTCCAGTACTTGAATGCACACCGTGCAATCTCATACAAACGAGATGCCGGAGGATCCGGTATCTACGCAAAGTTCTCCTCGATGGGGAACGGAGCAACGTTTGTTTTAGAGACGCTGATTTTTGCTTCTCTGTGTTACGCTGTAGGTTCAAAGGACTTCTCGGTTTACGGTGATGATATCATCATCGAATCTGAGTTAGTTCCTGAGTTCCTAAAGCTTGCACGGTTCTTCGGTTTTCGGATCAATCTTGATAAGAGCCACATCGAAGGCCCCTTTCGGGAATCCTGCGGTGTGAACTACTATCAAGGTGTGGATATTACTCCGTTTTACATGCGGAGGAACCCCACTTCAAAAGCCGACCAAAGCCATTTGGTCAATGGTCTCGCAGCAATCGCCAAACCAGGCGGTCAGCTGTGGAACTACGCTCTCGATCTTACGATTGAGAACCGGCTCTTGATTGTTCCGATTAATCCAAGTACTATATCGGGTGTCTTTGTAGATGCCCATACAGCTTGGAAATTGAAGAAACTGACCACCCGTGATCCTCGCCAAAAGCGAAGATCGCGGCACACATGGATACCGATGTTTTATGCTTATAAAGCAGAAATATCGAATACCTATGTGGGGGACTCCGGTACCCTTTTCCTCTGGCAACTTGACAAGTTCCAGGGGGTAGAGGGCCACTACCATGGACACCTATTATTTGGTGAACATGGGGAGTTCTTAGTCAGTCGAAGCAACTCACCTGATCCGTCATGTGGTTACACACGCGGATGGGTGCACTGGAATGTAACCAGTGCAGTGGCGACACCCGTCCACCTTTATTGGTGGTCGGAAGACTTGACTCGCCGCCT